TGGCTATTCTAAATTAGATAGTCTTACAAAAGGGGATAAACTACAAGATAGGTTTCAATTGATACAATGTTTATCCGCCTTTTACAAAGAGCTTATTCCCTTATTACTTGAAGTTTGTAAACTATTTTCATGCGCTTCAAAACTAATACATGCTCTTTTGGCTTCTAAAAGACGCCCTTTTGGCTTGCAAAAGGTGCCCTTTAAGAGGCTTACTAACGCCCTTTTGAAGTCCAATTAAGCACCTTTTGTTTTGCTACATTATAACTAATTGATTTACTGTTGGTTGCAAACTTGCTTTTTAAGCGTGGTTTTATCCTTGTTTATAGCTGTTTTATTAGAATTTATGTAATGTTTTTTCAATTTCTTGTCTGTAGATTTTTGAAGTCTTAAAATGAAAAGGTTTTCTATGGCGGAGGAGGATAATAGGATAAATAGTCGAGTGTATTAAACCCAAATCGGTCATTAGACCACAATATGTATAATTCTTATTACTATGGTATTGTTTGCTAACATCTTTTATTTTCTTATCGGCATCTTGTGTGTCTTTGTAACTTGACGTAGCCCGCTACGCCTGCATTCCAAAGTCAAACAATCTGCTCGATAATAAAACAAAATATGTTTAGTCTCTAATGACCGAATTGGATTAAATGTTAATAATTGCATTCCTTTTAGCTGAAAGTTTATCGTTTTGATGCTTTTAAAGGGCTAAAAGCGTAATATTCAAGTTATATTATTTATACTTTAGGATGATAAATGGGTGTTGATTATCAGTAGTTTATGAATTTTATAGCCGATTTATGTTTATACAATCATCAGTTTTCTTTACTTTATGAATAATGATAACTAACTTTGCCAATAAAGAAATAATCAACAAAAATAAATTTTCAATAACTAAAAACAAGATTCACTATGAGAACAATCAGAGGTAATTTGTTCGCTATTGGACTACTCTTTTCTACGGCAATGGCGTTCACGGGATGTTCTACAGTTGATGACGGAAGTTTTACAGCACCGATAACGCTAAGTGAAAAGATTGGCGGTAAGTGGGTTGTTAATTCTGTTTTGCAGACTGATGAGGCGAATGCTCGTACAAAGACATTGACAGACCTACTCGATTTTGACACGTTTGTCATTAATCTAAACCAAGATGAGGCTGGTAATCCGTCGACCTTCACGGTAGAAGGTAGTGCACCACTCTTGTTGCCAACAAGTGGCACATGGAAGATGGATTACAATTTCACAAAGAGTGATAACACGCCGAGTCGACTCCTTCTCAATGACGGAAAGGCTGAGACAGCACTCACTGTAACGGCTGTGCCGGGTAATACAAAGACACTGGAATATCGTTTGACACGCAAGACAAACGGTCAGCCTTTTGTTTCTTACACTTACAATTTGACACAGGCGGTTAAGTAATTTCGGAGCGTGGAAGTTATCAGTACTTATTCTCTTGGGCTTATCAAAGTTTCAAAGTCTTCCTTTTGTAGGACTTTTCTATAAGTTACCATCTTACTTTATTACTTCCTAACTCCCCTAAAATAACAGAATCAATATGAAGAAGATATTATCAATGAACATTCAGTAAATATTGATAAAATAATAGAAATTTTAGACTTATAAAGAGAGATTTTCCCCTCTCTTTTATTTTTTAAAAATTTCTCTTGACTTTTGTGTAAACATATATTATTATATTTGTGTAGCCAAAAGTTAGGAGGTGTAGAAATGGAAGCTACAAAAAAGAAAATGGGTAGACCTACAATTAATCCTAAAAATATTCAAACTAGAATTAGAATGTCAGAAGAGGAGGTAGAAAAGTTAGAATTTTGTGCTAAGGAAAAAAATATCACAAAATCAGAAGTTATTAGATTAGGAATTGAGAAGGTTTATCAAGAAATAATAGGAAATAAAAAAAATTAGAGATTGCACCACCGACCAAAGCGTTCAATCTCTAATACACAAGAAGTTACCCTCTTATGAAATCTATTATATCATAAGGGAGTACTTCTATCAATTATATTTTGAATGGAGGTATTTTTTTATGTATGCAAATATGGAAAAGGTAATTAAAGAAAGTAGAAAACACTTAACAACTCATTATGATATGACAACTGAGCAACTTAATAATATTAGAGATAACTCAAAAGGTATTTTTGAAATGATAGGAACTGCATTTATGTTTGGGTTTGGTCAAGGTATGAAATATCAAAAGAAAAGAGGTAAGGTGAATAAAAATGGAAAATAAATTAGTAAAAATAAATAATGTAGAACTTGGAATAAAAGAATATAAAAAAGAAAGAGTAATAACTGCTTGGGATATTGCAAAAGTACATAATAGAGAAGTAAGAGAAATTACACAAAATTTTAATTATGTTAAAGATAAATTATTGAAAGATGAAGATTATTTTCTTGTAAATAAGGAAAAAATTTCTGAATCAAAAATTCTGATTCAGGATTTCATACCTAATAATGTTAAAGAAATACCACTATTTACAGAAAGCGGATATCTAATGTTGGTAAAAACATTTACAGATGATTTATCATGGGATATTCAAAGACAATTAGTAAAAGGATATTTCAAACTTAAAGAACTTAAATCGAGTGTAGACAAAGATAAAAGACTTGAAATAATGGAAAAAAATGCAAATGTAAGAATGGCTAAAATGTTAAAATCTTTAATACCATTCTCAAAAAGTGAAAGATATAAGGAAATATTGGTATCAGAAGCAACAAAAGTTTTAACAGGTAGAGAACTAATCCCACCACCAGAAGTGGAAGCTAAAACTATAACTGCCACTCAAATAGCAGAGATATTAGGAGTATCTGTTCAAAAGATAGGTATCATTTCTAATAAATATAACTTAAAAACAGAACAAAATGGATATTGGGTTCACGAAAAGGCAAAGTATTGTAATAAAGAAATTCCTAATTTTAGATATTTTGAAAGTGCAATAGAAGAATTTAGAAAATATATTTAATTAAACACTAAGAGGAGTATAAAAAGCTCCTCTTTTTTATTGCAAGAAAGGAGGTTTAAATGGCAAAAACTATTGGTGTATTACTAAGTTTAAAAGACCAGTTTACAACACCATTACAGAAAGCAAATAGAAGTGTAAAAGAAACAAAAGATGCCTTAAAAAAGGCAGAAAGACAAGTAAAAGCATTTACCAATAGAATAAAATCTGGAATGAAAACAGTTGCTAAGTGGGGAGCTATTGGTTTTGGTGCATTGACTGCTGGTGCAGTTTTATTTGCAAAACAATCTATTGATGCAGCTAAGGATCAGGTAAGAATTGAGAAATTACTTGAAACTACTATGAAACGGACAAGCAATGCGAGTAAAGAACAAATACAAGCAATAAAAGATGAAGCTAGTGCATTACAAAATGTAGGTGTAATTGGAGATGAAGTTGCATTAGCAGGAGCAAATCAATTAGCTGTTTATGGTTTAAAAAGTGACCAAATTAAAAAATTAATGCCTAACTTAAATGATATGATAGCCAAAGAAAAAGGTTTAAATGGAACTCAAGAAGATGCAGTTGCTATAGCTGATGTTATCGGTAAGGCTATGAATGGTAAAACAAAAGGTCTTTTAAAATATGGAGTATCATTAACAGCAGCTGAGGAAAAACTATTTAAAACTATGAAACAAGAGCAAAGAATGGAGTTTATCAGTAAAAAATTAAATGAATCTATTGGTGGAACAAATAAGGCTCTTCGTGAAACAGATGAAGGTAAAATTGTAGCTGCTAAAAATGCTTGGGGAGATATGAAAGAAGAAGTAGGAAAGAAACTACTGCCATATCTTGGCAAGTTTGCTGAATGGTTTGAAACTAAGATACCAGCTATTCAAAATTTTATTTTAGGAATTGCTGATAAAATTCAAGAATTAGTTACAAGAGCAGAACCTTATATAACACAAATTAAGGATATGTTTGGAAAAATATTTGAAAAAGTTAAACCAGCATTAGAAGAAACTTGGCAGATATTGTCAGATGCAGGAAGTGTTGCAATAGATATAGCACAAGGAATTATAAATCATTGGGATAGAATTAGCCCTATTGTTTACACTATTGTGGGAGCAATTACTGCATATAACATTGCAATGACAATAAGAAATAATAAGGAAATGATTTATCTTGGTTATATGAAAACTAAAAATGCTTTGGACACAATAGCAGCAATATTAACAGGACAATTAACTATAAAGCAATGGGCTTTAAATGCTGCAATGAATGCAAACCCAATAGGAATAGTTATAGGAGCTATTGCCTTATTGGTTGGTGGTATATGGTTACTGTGTAAAAATTGGGATCTAGTAAAAACAAAAGTAAAAGAATTTTGGGCAAGATTAGAAAATAATCCTCTTGGAAAAATGTTCAAATGGTTTTTAAGATTAACATTTCCTATCATACTTTTAATTGAAAATTTTTCTACAATTAAAGAAAAAGTAATAGGATTTTGTAAGACTTTAAAAGATGTATTTTTAAAAGTTTGGGATGCAGTTGTAGGTGCTTGGAATTATGCAAAAGAAGTTATAAGTGGGATTTGTGATGTATTAGTTGGAATATTTATGCCAATATGGGAAGCAGTATCAAATGGGTTTAATATAGCCAAAGACATTATTTTAGGAGTATGTGATGTTTTAGGTGGAATATTCTTAGAAATTTGGAATGGTGCTATTGATGCTTGGAACTTTATGAAAGATACAATTTCTGATTTATGTGATACGATAACCAATGTATTTTTAAAGGCTTGGGATGGAATAATGAAAGCATTAGATGCTATATTACATCCTATTGAAACAGCTAAAAATGCTTTTGGTAAACTTATAGATAAGTTAAAATTTTGGAATAAAACACCTGCTGATGATAAAACTATAAATATTACAGAAAACACTAAAAAGACTACTGAAACAGTTGGTGGAGCAAATAAGACAGGGATAGCAACAACTTCTATAAAAAATCCTAGACATGCTTTGGGTACTGCATACTTTAAAGGTGGAGTAACAGGAATTAATGAAGGTGGAAGAGATGAAACTGCTATCTTACCAGCTGGAACTCAAATTCTAAGTCATGAAGAAGGTAAATCACTTCAAAAGAATAATACTGAAAAACAAGTAATTATAAAAGAGGTTGAAAGTAAGAAAAATTCAGATAAAAAGATAGAATTACATATTCATATTGCTGGTAATTTTATAGGTGAAAAAGAACATATGGAAAAATATGGAGAATATACAGCAAATAAGATTTTAGCAGCTTTAAATAATATGTAGGATAGGAGATAAGAAAATGAATATAATTTTTATAGTTGAAGATAATGGAGTACAACAAGAAATGGTAAATATTCCAGTAGTTCAAAATATAGAGCCAGTAAACTGTGAAACAGAAGATGAAGAATTTACAACTATTAATGGGAAAAAATTAAATTTAATTGGTGGTAAAGGACTTAGAAACTTTTCATTTTCTTCTTTTTTTCCTAGTAAATTATATAGTTTTGTAAGTTTTTTAAATTATAAAAAACCTAAATATTATATTGATTTTTTTGAAAAGTATAGAGATGCAAGAGTACCTTTAAGAATTATTATAGTTGATAAGTACAGAGTAGTCTTAAACATGCTATGTAGATATAATTTTACTTATTCTTTTAGAGATAAGGCTGGAGATGTTCCATATACCTTAGATATAAAAGAATATATTTTACCTGATAATGGTGATGACAATGTATAAGACAATAGTAAAAGAAATAGATGTAACCAATTATATAAGAGATTTAACCTGGAGAGATAGCATTGATACATTAGGAGTTGAGATAAGTTTTGAACTTGCAGTAAACAAGTTTGATAAAAATTTATCTTTTCTCTATGACATTACTTTGGGTGATCCAGTTCAAATAATCAATGAAAAAGGAGAAACATTAGTACAAGCTATTATAGTATCAGAAAGTCCTAATGGAAAGACTACATCATTTACAGCTTATGATATGGCTTGGTATTTAAATAAATCAACTGTGATAAAACAATTTAAAAAGATGGTAGGGAATGACTGTATTAAGTCCTTATGCAGTGAAATTGGAATAAAAGTTGAAGTAAGTGGATTAGATACTAAGATAGATAAAATTTACAAGGATAAGACTATCTCAGGCGTTATTTATGACATCATAGAACAATGTTCGCAATTCAATTCTAAAAAATTCTTTATTGAATATGATAAAGGAACTTTAAAAATAGGACCATTCAAAAAAATAAAAGTTATTGGCCAATATGAAATGCACAAAAATACTTTTATAGATGTAGCTAAAAACATCGGAGAAGTTTCATTAAGTAGATCGATAGTTGATATGAAAAATTCTATTTTGGTTATAACACAAAATAAAGAAGCAGTTAGAACAGTAGGAAAAGAACAAGATAACGAAAGTATTAAAAAGTATGGTATGCTACAAGAAGTGGTAACATTAGATGAAAAAGAATTTAAAAAAGCTAATCTAGTTGCTAAAAATGAATTGAAAAAATTAAATAAAATCACAGAAGACTTTAGTATTGATGTCTTAGGTGATGATAAAGTTAAGAGTGGTAGAGTGATTGATATTGATTTACCACTTTTTAATTTAAAAGGTGAGTATCTGATAAAAGAAAGTTCTCACACTGTGCAGAATGGAATCCACAGAATCAATTTAAAACTGGAGGTGTTTATGGAGTGAGTGAAAACCAAAAGTCTTGGGATATAGCAGTGGCAGAAAAATTTAGAGAAAGAGAAAATCCAAGTCCAATAGGTGCTGTTTTAGGGAAAATTTTAAAGCCTCTCCCTGACATCTCTATTGAACTTTTAAATGGTTATGGTGTTATTGATAGTGATAAGATTTATTTATCTAATGCAATAACTAATAGATTGGCTATTGAATGCACTATGAAAGAATTTGAAAGCGAAGGTAATAGATCTACTAATTGTAACATTACAAATTTAAATACTAGTGGTGCTGGGAATGATAGTGCTGGAGATACAAATTTAATGTTAACAGGACATACTGGTTCATACAAATCTAGTTCAAGTAAAAAAGACAATAAAGATAAAGGTAAATTTATATTGCAGACAGTTTTTAATCTAAAAAAAGGAATGTATGTGCTTGTTATACCTAACACAGAGGAGGACAAGTTTTTTGTAGTAGATGTTTTTAATTATGCTCCAGAGGTGAGTTTAGAATGGGAATATTACCAAAAATAGATTTTGTTGATTACTCTAAACAAGACATAACTAATGGTAA